GCCGATCACTTCATCGTGCTGAAAGGTTTCAGGGCTGGTGAGCCGCTGCTGTTCACGGCATGGCAGAAGTGGCTGCTGCGTGCGCTGTTCGAGCGTGACGATGAGACGATGAGACTCAGGTACAGGCGTGCGTTGATCGGTCTCCCACGCAAGCAGGGCAAGTCTCTGATGCTGTCAGCGGTCGCTGTCTATGGGCTGATCACTGGTGAGTCTGGTGCGGAAGTGTATGTCGTCGCTGGTGATAGGCAGCAGGCTCGGATCATCTTCGGTGAAGCGAAGCAGCAGATACAGATGAGCAGTGTGCTGTCGCAAGAGTGCAAGGTGTATCGAGATGCGATAGAGATGCCACGCTTCGGTTCTGTGCTGCGTGTGCTCTCGTCAGAGTTCAAAGGTCAGGCTGGTCTGAATCCGTCGCTCGTGCTGTTCGACGAACTGTGGAATCAGGGGACACCTGATCTCTACGATCAGATGACGCTCGGCTCTGGTGCTCGCATCGAACCGCTGACGGTGAGTATCACGACTGCTGGCTATGACTTAGACACGGTGGCTGGGCATCTGTATCAGTACGGCAAACGGTGTGCGGCTGGTGAAGTCGATGATCGGTCGTTCGGTTTCTGGTGGTGGGAAGCACCAGCGGAGTGTGCGCCGAACGATGAGAAAGCGTGGCGTGTAGCGAATCCGAATCTGAGCGAGAAACTTCTCGACATCACCGACATGAGAACGGCTGTGCAGCAGACCGATGAATCAGCGTTCCGTAGGTGGCGACTCAATCAGTGGGTGCGTTCGCAAGAGTCGTGGCTGCCTGCTGGTGCGTGGGAACAGTGCGCTGATGAGCGACCGCTGCGTGACGACCTGCCTGTGTGGGTAGGTATCGACATGGCTCTGAAACATGACAGCATCGCAGTGGTGATCGCTCAACCGCAAGATGATCTGGTGGTGACTCGTGCTCACATCTGGCAGCCGCAAGATGAAGGTGTCGATGTCGCTGGCGTTGAGCGTCACCTGCGTTCTCTGCATCAGCAGTATCAGGTGCGAGAGTTCGTCTATGACCCTGCCTACTTCCAGCGCAGCGCAGAAGCACTGGCTGATGACGGTCTGCCTATGGTCGAGTTTCCACAGTCAGCGGCTCGCATGATTCCTGCGTGCGGTCACGCCTACGAGTTGATCGTGAACGGTACGGTGACACATGACGGCTCACCGACATACACAGATCAGGTGCTTTCAGCGGCACAGAGAATGACTGACACAGGGTGGCGACTCAGTAAGGGGAAGTCGAAGCGGAAGATAGATGCGTGTATCGCTCTCGTCATGGCACTCGATCGGGCGACATCACGACAAGAAACTGCGAGCAGTGCGCCTATGATAGTGCAGGTATGGAACTAGACCGCAGCACAGTCACGACGATTCTGGAAGTAATCGGCGCAGTATCGGTCGTGATCGGTGTCAGTCTGCTGTCGATTCCTGTCGCATTCATCACCGCAGGCGTGCTGCTCATCGCAGCAGGGGCGGCTAACGCATGAGCATCTTCGGCAGAGCGAGAGAACAGCGAGCCTTACCGACGAGCATCGACCCCTATCAGATCACTGCTCGACCGTACTTCCCTAACTACTCAGGTGAGATCGTCACCGAGACGACAGCGTTCGCATCAACCGCAGTGATGTCAGCGGTCAGTCTGCTCGCAGATTCTGTGGCTTCGATGCCACTAGAACTCACTCGTGTCAGGGCTGGCAGGCTCGAACGGTTGGCGACACCGAGCGTGCTAGTCAGACCGAATCAGACGCAGACGATGTTCGAGTTCATTCACCAGATCATGCTGTCGCTCGCACTGCACGGTTCCGCCTATGTGTATGCGCCACGCAAGGCAGGTGAACTACCAGTCGAGATGCGAGTGATACACCCGAACCTAATCAGGAAGGAGTATGTGACTGATGACGGCACTGCCTACTATCAGATCGGTGACAGCGAACATTCATCTGATGAGATGAAAGCGATCCACTGGCTGCTCATGCCGAATCAGCGCAGAGCAGTGTCACCACTCGAAGCACTACGAAACACGATCGGTACCAGCATCGCTATGGACAGATTCCTAGCGCAGTTCTACGGCGAAGGTGCGACACCGAGCAGTGTGCTCGAAACAGATGCGACGATCACCGTCGAGCAGGCGAACATTCTGCGTGACACATGGGCTGATGCCCACACTCGTCGCCGTAAGCCAGCGGTGCTTACGGGTGGTCTGCGCTGGAAGTCAGTCACCGTGTCTGCTGCTGATGCTCAGATGATCGAGCATCGTGAAGCGATCGTGCGTGACATCGCTCGTGCGTATCGCATACCACTGAACATGATCAACGCAAGTGGCGGCGACTCGCAGACCTATCAGAATGTTGAGCAAGCAGGTATCAACTTCGTGCGCTACACACTGCTGCCGTTTATGCGCCGCATTGAAGATGCCATCAGCGAACTGCTGCCGCTAACACAGAAGGTGCGCTTCAACGCATCAGAGTTCGAGCGTGCCGATCTGACGACTCGTGTGCGAGCACAGCAGATGCAGATCATGTCTGGCACTATGACACCGAACGAAGCACGAGAGCAAGAGAACCGTGAACCGTATGAAGGTGGCGATCAGTTCATTCTCGGTGTCGCAGGCGCACCGATGGCTGGTGTGCAGGGTGGCGACCTGCCTACGCTTGGCACAGATGCAGTACCACCAGAGAGATAATCATGCAGTCAGCCGTCATCACCGTCACCACTACTGCGACACTCGTGGTCGCCGCCGATGACATTCCACGCACGGTCTATCTGCACAACGCTGGTGGCGCAACCGTCTATCTAGGTAGTAGCAGCGTCACGACGAGTAGCGGCTTTCACCTGCCGAACGGTGACACGATGACGATCATCGTGCCGCAGAGAGAAACTATCTACGGCATTACTGGCGGCGGCAGTTGCGACATCGCTCTGCTGCGACCGAACGCTGACTGATCATGCCGTTCGGAATCTCTGAGAGTCAGTCTGACTGCCGTACTTGGGCGACGGTGAAACAGGAAGCAGACGGCTCATTCACGACGATCGGCTGCCACGAGACGAAGCAGGCGGCGATCGACCAGATGATCGTCGTCTCACTCAGCGAAGAGATCGAACCGCTAGGTCAGGTCGATAAGAGAGAACTGCCAGAGAACTATCGACCTGCGCTGGCTGATGATGTGCCAGAAGGTAGAGCGTGTGGGAACTGTGAGTATTACGACGAAGAGATGACGACTGGTGAAGGTGATGATGTGCAGGCGTACTGCACGAAATGGGCTGACTATGTGAACGCAGGCTTCTACTGCAACGCATGGCAGCCAGATGAAGATGATCTCGAAGAGCGAGCACCTTCACTGGTCGCACCTTCGTTCATGGCTGCGTCTGCTGAGCGTGGTCTGCGTCTGCATGAGCAGGGTCTGTCTGGTGACGGTCTGATGCCTGCGACTGTCGCTGATGCTCGCCGTATGGCGAATGGTGAACCGTTGAGCGCAGCGAAGTGGCGCAAGATACCTGCGTGGATCGCTCGTCACATCGTCGATCTCGATGCAGTGCAGGGTGATGAGATTACTGCTGGTCTGGTGGCGATGCTGCTCTGGGGTGGTGGCTCATCGAAGTCGAGCGCACGACGAGCACAGGCATACGCTGAACGCATCGTCGCACAACTCGATGCGGAAGAACAGAGAGCACCAGCACCGCCGAGTGATCAAATCAAGGGCAGTGACGAGAATCCTGCTGGGTCTGCCGCCGATAAGACTGGCGGCATCACCCTGAGTGAAGCGACAGAGACTGCATTACAGAAGAAGGCTGATGAGCACAACGCTGCTATGAGTGATCGACCTGTGTGGACTCGTGTGCGTGTCGGTGCGCTGCGTGCCGTGTATCGGCGTGGTGCTGGTGCTTTCTCAACATCGCACAGACCGAATGTGACTCGTGGGCAGTGGGCTATGGCGAGAGTGAATGCGTTCCTGTATCTCGCTCGCACAGGCAAACCTGAGAATCCGAACTATGTCGGTGATAACGATCTGCTGCACCCTGAGCACCCACGCTTCTCAGACAGTAGAAGTGGTGATGCTCGTTCAGTTATGCTGGCGGCGACTATGAGTGACCTGATCGAGAACCGCTGGTGTGTCACAGGTGGCGACGAGAAACGCATCGCATACACAACTCTCGATCTGCGTCAGGCTGATGACGGCACGACGCTCTACGGCTATGCGGCACTGTTTGACTCACCGAGCGAACCGATGCCATTCGTCGAGTATGTGAAGCGTGGCGCATTTAGCAAGACTCTGAATGACGGCGCAGATGTGCGTCTGCTCATCGACCATGAAGGTGTGCCGCTGGCTCGCACGAAGTCTGGCACGATGCGACTCTCAGAAGATGAGCGTGGTCTGGCTGTGGAAGCAGAACTCGACCCGATGAATCCTGACGCTGCACGAGTGATCTCTGCGATGAAGCGTGGCGATCTGAGCCAGATGTCGTTCGCATTCCGCACGATAAAGGATTCGTGGTCAGATGATCGCAGTGTGCGAGAACTGCGTGAAGTGCAACTCTATGATGTGAGCGTCGTGACCTTCCCTGCCTATGAGCAGACGGTCGCAGAGATTCGTGGCAGGCTATTGCAGACGGAAGAAACGCAACCTACACTGTCTGCCACGAGTACCAGCGTCAGCGTGCGACGAGCACAACTGGCGTTGGCTCGACATAAGCAATAGTCAGCCGAGACACAGCCGAGCGATCACTGTCACAGTCTCACTGAGCACCCCCACTCAACGAAAGAGACACCCATGACCTACTCGAAGCAACTGACTGAGAAGCGTGACGCAGCACTCGCAAAGGCTGATTCACTCGTGAGCACTGCTGCCGAAGCGCAGCGTGAACTGACCAGCGAAGAAGATGCCGAGATCGCACAGACTCTCGAAGTCGTGCGTGATCTCGATGAGCAGATTCGTCGCCACAAGGAACTCGAAGAGCGTGCCGCTGCCGCAGCCGAGAGCCGCAAAGCGGCAGGCGTAGAAGCAGCCGTCACGGTCGTGAAGAGCGAGCCACGCACCTACGCACCGAAGAGCGAGAACTCGTTCATTCGTGACGCATTTGCGGCACAGTTCCTGAATGACTTCTCGGCAGCCGAGCGTCTGAACCGTCACATGACGGAAGAGCGCATCGAGCGTCGTGATGTCACCAGCGCAAACTTCGCTGGTCTCGTCGTTCCGCAGTTTCTGACCGAACTCGCCGCACCGTTCGCACGAGCAGGACGAGTCACCGCTGATCTCGCACGCAAGCATCAACTGCCAGATGCAGGTCTCACCCTGTCGATCTCGAAGGTGACGACTGGCTCTGCGACTGCGTTGCAGACGGAAGGCGCAGCCGTACAAGAGACGAACATGGACGACACGAAACTCGACCTGACTGTGAAGACCTTCGCTGGTCAGCAGAATGTCAGCCGTCAGTCGATCGAGCGTGGCACGAACATTGACTCGCTCGTCATGGCTGATCTCGTCTCTTCGTACCACACCGTTCTCAACACGGCGGTGGTCGCAGAACTGCTGGCATCAGCAGGTCAGACCGTCACTTACACCGATGCGAGTCCGACAGTGGCGGAACTGTACCCGAAGATCGTCGATGCGATCCAGAAGGTTCAGACGAACTTCTTCGCTGGTCCGAATGTGATCATCATGCACCCACGCCGTCTCGCATTCATTCTCGCTGCGGTGGACGGTCAGAGCCGCCCACTCGCCGTGCCAACACCGTCGAGTTCAGGTCAGCCTGCATTCGCCTACGGCACTGGTGCAGCGCAGTACGGCAACAGCGGATACAGCATCGTCGGGCTGCCTGTTTACACCGATGCGACCGTGAGCACGGCGCAGGGTGCTGGCACTGATCAGGACACGATCTATGTCGGCAACACTCAGGAACTGCATCTCTGGGAACAGGGCAACGGTGAGCCGATGATGCTGCGCTTCGAGCAGCCGAAGGCTGCCGAACTCGATGTGACCATGATCGTTTATGGGTACTCAGCGTTCACCGCAAATCGCTACCCGAACGCATGGGCGCAAATCAACGGAACTGGTCTGGTGACACCCACCTTCTGAATCTGATCTCACGGTGACTCAGTAGCAGGCAACTGCGAACAGTCACCGTGAGCAGAAAGAAAGACTGAGCATGGCGCAACACACCAGCACAGTGCAGGCTCTACTCATCGAACGCATCGGCTATGAGCGTCGTGGTCTCTCGCATCGTGTCGCACAAGTCGATGAACTACTGACTCGTCTCGGTGTCCCTATCCCTGTCGAGACGGCGAGCATCGAACCGCAGGTAGAGACTGCCGCTAGGAAGAAGCCGACGAAACGCAAGAAAGGCTGACGCATCATGGCGATCACGAATGGGTACTGCACCCTGAATGAAGTGAAGGCTGCGCTGCGTCTCTCTGACTCGATCGACGACACACTGATCGAGAACTCGGTGGAAGGTGCGTCTCGTCGCATCGACGGCTACTGCGGCAGATTCTTCTACAAGACTGCGGCGACCGCCGTGAACCTGTTCGCTAAGGACTCTTACCGTCTGCCTGTGAATGACATCTCTTCCACGACAGGGCTGATCGTCAAACTGGATAGTGACGGCAACGGAACCTTCGAGCAGACACTGACTCTGAACACTGATTACATCGTCGAGCCTACGGATTACGCCATTCTCGGCAGACCGATACGGCTTATCAACATGATCGGTGGTGCTACCTTCCCGATGACGAGTGTGCCTGCGATACCACTGGTACAGGTCACGGCGCAGTGGGGCTGGAATACTGTGCCTGATGATGTGCGTGAAGCGTGCGTGCTGCTGAGCATCAGACAGTTCGCCAGATACAACGCTGCGCTAGGTGTCATGGCGTTCGCTGACATGGCGATCACGGTGCGTGCCGTCGATCCTGATGTGCGTGACCTGTTGCTGCCGTACAAGATTCTCGGTGTCGCCTGATGCCTGCCACAGTCTCGCAGGTTGCTGACGGTCTGAAAGCACGACTCGCTACCGTCTCAGGACTGCGCACTTTCTCGTATCAGCCTGAGCAGGTGAATCCGCCTGTGGCGTTCCCTGTTCTGGAATCCGTCGAGTATCACCGTGCGTTCGCTGGTGGCGATGTGCAGATGCGGTGGACTGTGATCGTTATCGTCGGCAGGTATCTCGATCGTGTGGCGCACACGAATCTCGACGGCTTCCTATCGTATGACGGTGCGACATCTCTGAGAGCCGCCATCGAAGGTGATCGCACGCTCGGTGCAGTCGCCAAGACTCTCGTGCTCGACAGTGGTATGAGTATCGGGTCGCTGTCTATTGCGGAAGCCGAGTATCTGCAAGTATCATTCTCGGTGCTAGTTCACGCTTAGGCAGGACACATGACGACATACAAGATCATCAGCGATAACACGACTCTCGGCAAGCAGGGTGCGACTGTAAACGCACACGATCTCGCTGGTCTGAATGTCGATGCGCTCATCTCAGGTGGTCACATCGAATCCGTTAGTGTGAGCAGTCGCAAACCCGACAAGACAGAACAGGACTAACTCATGGCTCAGATCGTTCTCACCGACGCAAGCATCACGATCAACTCGGTCGATCTCTCAACGCTCGCTAATCAAGTGACACTCAACTACGAGAAGGAAGCCGTTGAATCAACGGCGTTCGGTGATACAGGTCGCCGCTATGTCGGTGGTTTGCAGAACATCACGGTGGACATCGAGTTCATGCAGGACTTCGCCGCCACGAAAGTAGAAGCAACCGTGTTCCCGCTCGTGGGTACGAGCACGACGATCGTGATCAAGCCGACCAGTGCAGCAGTCTCAACGACGAACCCGACCTACACGATCAGCAACACCTATCTTGCAGCGCACACACCTGTGAACGGAACCGTTGGTGAACTCGCCACCACTTCGCTTTCCTTTCAAGGTGGCTCGCTCGTCAAGACGACAGCCTGATCTCAACGCTTCTGAAAGGGGCAGGACATGAAACTTCCGCTAGTCATTCACTACACGAACGGTGAGAAGCGTGATGTCACAGCAGTGTTCGCAGACTTCGTTCAGTTCGAGCGCACATGGTCTCGCAGCGTGTCACGCTTCGAGCACGACTTTCGGCTCACTGATCTCGCATGGCTGGCGTGGTCTGGTGAGACTCGTGCGAAGCGCACCGATAAGAAGTTCGACCCTGACTGGCTCGAAACGGTCGAGAGTGTCGAACTCGGTGAAGCGACTGCTGGTGATACCCCTTTGGCGACGACTCAGCCCACTGGCTGATCGCTGCTCTCGCTGTCGAGACTGGTATCGCACCAGCGCATCTCGTCGAAGCAGGCGAGCCTATGCTGCTGACGATGATCGCCTACATAAAGAAACGGAACGAGCGTCAGAATCGCAGGCGGTGATTCATGGCTACGCCTGAGATCATCGGTCAGAAGGACAACTTCGGTGCGGTGCAGGTCGTCGGTCTGACACAGTTCATCAACGATCTACGCAAGGCAGTCGATAAGGGTGCGGCTGATGCTCTGATCAGAGAAGCCAATGAGCGTGTGGCACGAGTGGTGATTCGCATGGCGAAGTCGCTGGCTAACACGAAGCAGGAACGGCGTGCTGCTGACACGCTAGAAACTTCGAGCAGTGTGAAGCAGGTGCAGGTGCGTATGGGTGGCAGGGCTGCTCCGTATGCAGGTGGTGCGAACTTCGGTTCATACACGAATCAGCGGCGACTCATCAAAGCACCGAATCAGCGTGGTCGCCGTAGCCGTGCTACTCGTGTGCGTGAAGGTGAGAGCCTGCTGAAAGTTGCTACTCGTGTCGAATCACAGTTCGTTTCTCGGTCTGGTCGCACTGTGAGTATGCGTGAAGGCGGCACGAGAGTGCAACTGGCTCGCACATCATCTGGTGCTCTGCGTGTGATCAAAGGCTGGAATCAGTTCCGTGAGAAAGGCGGAACACCGACACCGTATGTGAAAGGTCGTGATCAGTTCCTGTATCGGGCAGTGTCGATGACACAGGCTGAGATCAGTGAGTCGTATCAGCGATTCATCGACAAGATGATCACACAAGCGTTCCCTGAGAAGTCTCAGGCTGCGTAGGATTAGCGGCTATGGCTGAGCGCAAACTATCCCTAATCATTCTCGGCAAGGCGACTGGTGCGCTCGCCGCCATGAAGTCTGTCGGTGACGAAGCAGGGTCACTCGGTAAGAAGATGAGCAGCCTGCTGCCGTCATTCAAGACGGTGGCTCTCGCTGGTGCAGCAGCGTTCGGTGCAGTAGGTGCTGCTGCTCTCGGTGCGGTGAACGCTGCGGCGCAAGATGAACTGAGTCAGAAGAAACTCGCAGATCAACTGAAACGCACGACTGATGCGACTACCGAGCAGATCGCTGCGGTCGAACAGCACATCTCGAAACAGATGATGCTGACTGGCGTGACCGATGATGCGCTTCGACCTGCTATGGCGAATCTGGTGCGTGCCACTGGTGATGTATCTTTCGCTCAGGATCAACTGAATCTGGCACTCGACATCTCGGCGGCGACAGGCAAGGACTTGGAGAGTGTGACACTCGCTCTCGGTAAGGCGTACAACGGGAATGTCGGTGCGCTCACGAAACTCGGTGTGCCACTCGATCAGAGTGTGGTGAAGTCTAAGAATCTGAGTGAAGTGGTGAAGACACTGAACGCACAGTTCGGTGGTGCTGCTGCTGATGCCGCCGATACTTTCTCTGGTCGTCTGCGTATCTTGCGGACATCGCTGGGTGAAGCGGTGGAAGGTATCGGGTATGCGTTGTTGCCGTTGGCTGAGCGTCTGGTCGCTTTCATTCAGGCGAAGGTCGTGCCTGTGATTCAGGCGTTCAGCGACAAACTCGCAGCAGGTGGCGGTCTGCGTGATGCGCTGATAGCAGCAGCAGCACAGGCAGGCACCTTCGGTTTGCAGGTGATCAGATCATTAGAGAATGTCACACTCGGTTTCTTGGAGTTCGGTAAGAAAGCAGCGGAAGTGTTTGCGTTCGTCGCTAAGTTCATGAAGCCGATCATCTATGGCACAGTGCTACTAGCAACAGGAAGTCTGAAAGCAGCAGGCACGGTTAGCAGTTCGTTTGACTTTGCGACTAACGCTGTGAAGGGTCTCGATAGTGCGATACTGCAAACTTCTAATGCGTTTGCGATGTTCACCGCCGAAGTAGTAGGTCTCTCGAAACTGAATACTGCGCTGGCGACTACCGATGCGATCTCTCGCAAGTATGGTGAGACGACTAAGACGACGACGACGACACAGGATAACTTTCTGAAAGTGCTCGCAGGCTTACAGTCAGAAATGGGTGGTGCTGGTGGCAAGGTGAAGCAGGTCGCTGATGCGATGAAGACCTACACAGATGTGCTCACGAAGGCTCGTGATGCGACACGCTCACAGTCTGATGCGTCGAAGGCTGTCGGCAAGGCGCAAGATGATCTGACTGCTAAGACGGCGAGTGTGACTGCTGCTCAGGCACGGTTCGACATGGTGGTGAAGGGATTCCCTGCGACTGCTCGTGAAAGTATCGAAGCATCGAAACGGTTCGCTGATGCTCAGCGTGGTGTGCGTGACGCAGGATTGCAGGTCGCTGATGCGACTCGTGGTGTGGCGGAAGCAGAGAAACGGCTGGCTGATCTGCGTGCTCAGAAGGCGGACATCGACAAGGTGGGTGCTGCTGAGCGTGCGTTAGAGCGCAGCAAGTATGGGGTGGAAGAAGCGAACTTCCGTGTCGCTGATGCTGAGCAGGCTCTCGCTGATCTGCGTCTCGACCCTGATGCGTCTGCGATAGAGATTCGTCGTGCCGAGATCGACTTGGCGGAAGCGAAACTATCGGTGTCTGATGCGGTGCTGGCGATCTCTGATGCTGAGCGTCGTCTGGCTGATGAGCGTAATGCGGCTGCGTCACCTGATCAGATAGCGGAAGCGGAACGGAATCTGGAACGAGCGAAGTATCAGGTGACTGATGCGATCGAAGCGCAGCGTCAGGCGACGACCGAGCAGGCTGATGCTCAGGCTCATCTGAATGAGATCACGCTGGGTGCTGCTGTCGGTAGTGCTCTCTATGATTCGGCTCTGCGTGATCTTACTGATGCGAAGCGTGATCAGCAGGAAGCGTCAGAGTCTCTGGCTGATGCGCTGACTCGTGAAGCCGATGCTCTGCGTGATCTCGCTGCTGCTCAGGCTGAACTGCTGAAAGCGCAGGGGGTGACGAAGGCTGGTGTGCAGGCTCGTGCTGCTGCTGGTCTCGGTGTGACGGTGGGTGCTGGTGGCTCGATCATTGAGAACATCGCTGCTGTGTCTGCGAACTCTGCTGCCGCTTCCGCTGGTGGTGGCACGGTGAACATAAAGGTCGAGACGAGTCCGTTCACGAATCCTGCGGAAGTAGGTTCGGAAGTGGTAGATGCTCTCGCCGCCTATCTGCGTAGCAACGGCACGATTCCGATAAATGTCGGTGCGTTCGTCGGCACTATCTAGTCATGGCGACGACGCTCGTATTCGGTGAGCAGATCAGCGTCATCGCTGCGCTCGGTTTCGTGGTGAACGAGTTCACCCTGAATAGCAGTGTGCTGAACGGTGAAGATGTGCTCGACGGAACACTGGAAGGTATCGACATCTCACCGTATGTGCAGAGTCTCAGCATCAGTCGTGGTCGCAGTGATCAGTTCTCGTCATTCCGTGCAGGCACTTGCACGATCGTGCTGGACAATAACGATCGACGGTTCGACCCGATCAACGAATCATCACCCTATTGGGACATCTCGACAGGGAAGAGTGGTGTGACACCGAGACGCAGGGTGCGTATCACATCTGGCACGAACACCGATCTGTTCATCGGTCGTATCAGCGACATAGATGTGGACTACAACTTCGATCTGAGTACGGTGACGATCACTGCCGCTGATGACTTCACTCTGCTGGCGAACGCTTACACAGGTGACGCTTTCACGCCGTCTGCTGAACTGTCTGGTGCGAGAGTGGCGGCGATACTCGACCTGCCAGAAGTCGCTTTCTCGGCGGCGACTCGTGACATAGATACTGGTGTCGCTTCTCTCGGTGCGTATGAGATACCTGCGAACACGAACGCAGCAGCCTATTTGGCGAGAGTGGCGGAAGCAGAGCAGGGTCTGTTCTTCGTGAAGGCTGACGGCACACTCAGGTTCACTGATCGAGTGACCAGCGTGTTCTCGTCACCTGTCGCCACCTATGCCGATGACGGTTCAGGTATCGCCTATCAGGGGCTGGCGACCCTGTATGGGAACGAGTTTCTGTTCAACCGTGTGCAGGTGAGCACTGAGACTGGCACGGTGCAGGCTGCCGATGATGCGGCTAGTCAAACCGAGTTCGGTGTCAGCACGCTGGCGATCGAGAACTCTCTGCTGGCGAATGATGCGAGTGCGCTGGTGCTGGCAGAGAAACTGGTATCTATCTACGCTCAGCCTGCGTATAGGTTCGATGACCTGCGGCTGGTGGTGTCTGCGATGAGTAGCCCTAATCGGACTCTCACACTCGGTTTAGACATGGGGCAGATCATCACGATCACTCGCACCTTCTCGACTGGTAGCCCTGCTTCGGTGACGCAGGACTATGCGATCGAACGCATCACCCACCAGATCACACCTGATAGGCACATCGTGACGCTCGGTCTGTATGTCGCTGAACTCGTGTTCCCATTCACGCTGAATGATGCGACCTACGGTGTGCTGGATACTGACAACGCTGTGACCTGACCTGTTAGGCTGTCGGCACTTATGGCGATTACTGGCACGAAACTGTGGGCGAGTGGTGATGTGGTCACCGCAGCCGATGTGAATCAGTATCTGATGCGTGGCGTGAAGGTGTTCGCTGATGCAGCGACTCGTGACGCTGCCTACGGTGGGGCTGGTGAACCGACGCTGGAAGAAGGCGAAGTGTGTTATCTCGTTGATACGAATCAGGTGCTCGCTTACACTGGCTCGTCGTGGTCGCCTGTCGGTGATGATGCACCAGACTCAGATCAGATCGTGCTGGCAGCAGCAGTGTTCAGTTAGGAAGGTAGATACTCATGGCAACATTCAGCAAGATCACCCTGTCGGGTTCGACTGACGGCAGGCTCATCAAGGTGGCGGCGACGGCGACGGCTGGCACGACGATTCACACAGGGTCATCGACGGCGACGACCTATGACGAAGTGTGGCTGTATGCGGTGAACAGTGATACGACTGATCGGAAACTGACGGTCGAGTTCGGTGGTACTTCGTCGCCTGATGATCTGATCGAGCAGACGATTACGGCTGAGTCTGGTCTGATTCTGGTGGTGGCTGGTCTCGTGATCAAGGGGAACGCTACGCCGCTCGTGGTGCGTGCGTTCGCTGCTACTGCGAATGTGGTGATGATCGGCGGCTATGTGAACCGCATCACCGCCTAAGGGTGAACGATGACTAGGTTCGGTGAACGCACACGGTCTGGTGTTGCTGTTTCTCAGTTCACGAAACGACCTTCTGCTGGCACGACTTACGGTGTAGCGACAGGTGGCAGTTCGGCTTCTCGCACCATCGCCGGTCAGAACTACACGGTGCTCACGTTCTCAACTGACGACAACCTTGTCGTCTCCAAAGCCGGGCTTTTCGATGTCCTGCTCGTCGGCGGAGGCGGCGGTGGGGGCGGCGGGAACGGCGGCACAAGTTCCACGGCTGGCGGCGGTGGCGGTGCTGGTGCGCTCGTCGGCTTCGCAACGACCACGACGATTTATCTAGCGGCGGGAACTTATGCGGTAGATGTCGGTGCTGGCGGTGCTGGCGGTAATAACTTCGGCGTCGTAGGTTCGGCTTCGTACATCGGGAGCGTAATCAGCGCTTGCGGCGGCGGTGGAGGTGGAGGAAGCAACAATGCAGGTGCGACTCCAACGGCGGGCGACGGAGGGTCGGGCGGCGGCAACGGTAGTTCTTCGCCGTTGCGACAAGGTCTCTCGGTAGATGAGACTTTCGGCAACGATGGAGGAACGAGTGCGTTCGCCAATAGCGCAGGTGGCGGCGGCGGCTATGCGTCGGTAGGCGGCAACGCCACTTCGGGCGTCGGCGGCTCAGGCGGGAACGGCATAGATGTCTCATCGTGGGGAACTAGTGCAAGTACCGACAACATCGCCGCAGGTGGAGGCGGTGGCGCACAAACTACGGGCGGTGCGGCAGGCACGGGCGGCGTAGCGGGCAAGACGAGCGGAGCAGGCAACGCCGCAACGACCGCAGGTTCGGGCGGCGGCGGAAGTTATTTCGATGTCGCTGGCGGTGCTGGCGCATCAGGCAAAGTATGGGTCAGGTTCAAGGTATGAGCGCACCGACATTCGCCAAAGTTGAGAACGGTATCGTCACCGATGTCCGTGTCGTCACCTACGAGTTCCTATCCGCTAATCCTGACCGCTACGGCGACACTTCACTTTGGGTTGA